TACGCGGAGGCACAGCCACTGGTGATGCGTCTAGCGTGAAAAACTCTGTCTATATAAGTTCAAGCTCTGAGGCAATAGCGTTCTTTCAAGTAACAGTGTCATTGTATAACTGTAGTTTTTTCTCAACTACTACTGCGGTCAGAATCTATGCAGGAACAGTCGTAAATGCGTACAACTGCCTTTTTAATCAATGCACGACAGTATTTACAAACGCTGGGACGCTAACCGAAAACTACAATCGATTTATAGGTAACACTGCTAACGTAAACAACTCTGGAACATACAACGCAGGCGCAAACAGTACAGCGGTAGGTATTACAGGTGTTGAGGCAGGGTATAGCCTACTACATAATCTAACAAACGCTGTGATGTTCGGTAGTGTTTCTGGTAGTCAAAATACTGCATTTGGTACAGCATCCGGTGCGCCTTCATCTGACTTGTACGGTGTCAACTGGTCTGGTGCATCTCCTGATGCAGGAGCAATCACATACCGCAGTATCAGTTCTGGCTCATATGCTCCAACCGAGCGCAACGCCTCCACCATCACAATCGCTCCCGGCTCAACATCACAAAGCATCGAACTCTACCTAGGTGTTACAGGGCTAACCTTTGCCACCTCCGGCCTAGCGGCATACTACGTCCGCAACCGAGAAGCACCTATGCCTATCGCGCTGGTAACGCAGACAGCAACGGGCACGTGGGCATCTGGTGGCTTTGCAGAGATATCAAGTGCATTTACTCCGGGTCTGTACAGGCTTGATGTGCCTAACGCTGCATTTGCTGCTGGCGCATCTGATGTGACTATCGTGGTGCGTGGTGCGTCTGGTACTAACGGCGCGGTCTTGACGGTCACGCTGTCCTCTGGTGGCTTGACGGCAGCGCAGACAGCCGCAGCGGTGTGGGACGAGGCGACAGCCAGCCATACAACTCATGGCACATATGGATGGAATACACTCCGTGCAGACGCACAGAGCAAGCAAGGCCTGGTGACGCTCCATTCGTCTGGTGGAATCAACAGGGTGGATGCTGATGTGCATGCGATTGTCAACGACACAGCAGCCGCAACATACCTCAAGGGTGCGTTACTTCACGACGGTACAGGTTATGTGGATGCTGACGCCGTTCGCATCTCAACAAGCACAGCAGCGGCTAACGAGCTTGAAGGCGCTCTCCTTCACAACGGGACGGACTACATCAGTGCAGATCTGTTGACGCCAGTGTCAGCTGCGACCAGCGTACACATCGGACCCTATCAACTCCTGGCTGATGGCCTCGGCGCTGATCAGCCGCTCGATGTGAATGTGGGAACCGCGACATCCGTCGATGTCCAGGTCACCGACGCGAATGGCACTGGCATCGACATCACTGGTGCGACAACATCGGCGAAGGTCTACAGCGCAGCGGGGACACTCGTGGCAACATACAGCGGAACTGCAACGTATGCGGACAATGGCAGACTGACATTCGGTCTCACGACTACGGTCACGAACACGTCTGGCACGTACACTGTTCTTGTGACCAGGACAACAGGCGCGACCGACACGCAGATCTTTGGACCACTTCGACTTTATGTGAGGCCAGTATGAGCGTAAACATTTTACAGATCACCGAAGATCCGGAACAGGTCACGCAGATCGCGGCCTGGACCGGAGACTGGCACACTTACGTTTTGCGCCTGGTCGATGACAACGGCTCACCGATTGACATCACGACAGGTACTCTCGCGGCGACATACACGACAGCCGCCACAGGCGTCGCGTATTCGTTCGGTGGAGGAAGTGCCACGCTCACAAAGTCTCTGTCCTCACAGGGCATTGTGACTGTCCTGAACCCGGCTGCATATCCAACAGCAGCTGTTGTGCGCTTGACTTTGTCCTTCACTGTGTCGACTACCGTGCGACGCTTCGGTCCATTACTCATCGAGGTCCTCGCACCGTGACCGTCAAGGTCGACCTGTCCGGCTTTGACGATGCGGAGGAGCGTTTTCGCATGTTGGCTGTTTTTCTCCAGAAGGCAGTGAGTGCTGCTTTTACTGGCATGATCGCACTGATGACTGGTCCAAAGTCTGGACGCAGATACAAAGTTCGCGGGACAACTTATCAGGCATCCGCGCCAGGTGAAGCACCAGCGGTCCGCACGACATTCCTACGAACCTCGATCACCATCGGCAAGGTCAATGACTACGAGTATGTGATCAGCATCGCGGCGCCTTATGGCAAGATACTCGAGTTCCAAAAGAATCGACCGTTTGCAATACCTGCCAGCACGAAGGCATGGGCGGTGTTCCAGGGTGTAGTGAGGAAGTACTTCAATGGTTGAGTCACTCGTAGTCGATGAGTGGATATATGACACTCTCACAGCTGACGCCACGCTTCAGGGACTGCTGGCGGTGGACAACCGATCGCCATCGTACCAGCAGGGTATCTATTTGTATCTTGCTCCGGAAAAGGACCCGATCAGTCTGCGACAGCCACAGGTTCCCTACATCGTTGTACGTCACACTGATAATGGCCAGGACGACACAACGGCCATGTGTGGCGGTCGAATCCTCACCAGTTCCGTGCACCAGGTGTGGTGCTGGGACACGCAGTCTGGTGCTGTCTCGATGGCACGTATCAAGGGCATCGTGGACCGAATCGATACACTACTAAACCGACAGACAGTAAACTCGACGACTCCTGTCTTTTTCCTGAATCGCGCATCCGTCAGTTCATCTGTCGACGTGTCGCAGGATGGTCGCGTCGATAATGGCATCGCTCAGATTTACGTTGCCACAATAACACCAGAGGTATAACTATGGCCCGTCCGCTTCTCGCTAAAGATGTAACACTTACAATCACTTTCACCGCTGCCGCTTTGACTGGCGACACGACTGCACTTCCGACCACGACTGCGACTTCGGTTCAATGTCTAGCGAAGAGCTTCAGCACGACTGTCACGCAGAACATGGTCAATGCCACAGCTTTGTGCGCGACATTTGAAGCATCACTCCCAACGACACAGGCTGGCACTGTAAACCTCGAGCTGTACATCGACAACACCACTGGTCCTCTTTTCACAAGCAAACTTGGATTCGGTTGTGAGATCGATGTCGACCTTGATGGCGCAGCTTCCGTTGCTGGCAACGTGGTTAAGTATTTTGGTATGGTTACTGAAGCAGGGCTGTCCCTGACTCCGGAAGAAACACAGACCGAAACCGCGACCATCAAGCTTGGCGTGTCCGGAATCACTGGTCTGTCAGGATCATAACTTGAGTTCAATCTTTGACAATATTCCTAAATCAGAAGGTCGACCAAATCACGTAGTCGACATCGAGCGCTTTATCGGTGCGCCAGGCAGTTTCACATTTCGTGAACCGAAGGCATCCGACCTATTCCCTCGACCTGAAGTACAGAAGGCGTTGAAGATTGGATTCCCTGAGTTTCCTGACCAGATGCTCCAGATTTTGATGATCATGGCGCGCTGTTATGTGATTCAGCCTGGCGATGGTGAAATCAATCCCGGACGACGCTTCGCGCAGCTGGCCCGTGATCGCTCCGAAATATACCTCTATGTTGTCGGAGAGTTTGCCAAGGCATTCCCGATTGATATCGAAGCGGCGGTAGACGAAGTCCCAAACGACTAGGCGGGGTGGCGCAGAGGATTCTCTACACTTCGGTGAGGCATCTCAAGCGCCATCCCAGCGAGACAGATTTGACTCTGGATGAGTTCGCCGAAGTCGCATGGGCTGGTGAAGTCTGGGAAAATCAAATCGTTGAGATCGTCAAGGCCGTGATGTCGGTGCTGGCGAAAAGGACATTCTAATGGCGCTTGGCATTTTCGATATTGTTTTCAAAATTACAGGCGCCGGTGATGCTGTACAGTCGCTCAAGAACATCAAGACCGAAGCAAAGTCAACGGCTGACAGCCTGGACAAAACCAAAGACAGTACATCCGCTCTCGCAGGTCAGGTCAAAGGTCTACTCGTCGGTGGCGCAGTCATTGGATTCGCTAAAGGTGCACTTGATGCAGCTGCACAATATGACTCACTGACACGCGCTGTCGCGACCACTGTTACCACAACAGACGAACTCACAGCGCAGATGGGACGCCTCGAACAGATCGCAGCGCTTCCAGGCATTAACCTCGAACAATCCATTCGTGGATTTATAGGCCTTCGTTCGGTGAAGCTCACTGCTGGAGAAGCGGAATCAGCACTAAAGGGAATGGCGAACGCTATCGCTGCTACTGGTGGATCTGCTGAGACACTAGGTCAGATGACTAAAGGTCTGACCGACATGGCTGGCAAGGCAACTGTTTCACAAGAAGAAATAAATCAGTTGGTCGAAGCCAGTGCTGTCGCAGGAAATGCCATCGAGGCGGCGTTCGGAACACGAAGTGGTGAAGCGATCTCAAAGATGGGAATCACTGGTGCTCAAGCTGTCAGGAAGATTGCAATCGAACTCACTAAACTTCCGCAAGCATCATCAGGTATCCAGACTGCCATGGACAACATCGGTGATGCGACATACAGATTCAATGTGGCACTAGGTCAAATCATCGCATCGTTTCTGTCTGCATTCGGTCCAGACATCATCAAAAGCCTAGAAGTAGCAACCAATTTATTAAAGACTATGGCCACCCAAGGCAGTGCCTTAAACATAGTCATGAAGACCTTTATATTGTTAGGTGTAGCAGCGGTCCTCGTCGATGTTGCATCAAAGTTCTCCCTGGTGGCGAAGGCCATTA